GTATTTCTTAGCCAGTTCGACTAATTCTTTGTATCTTGCTAATATCAATTAATCACCTCCTAATACTTAACTCCTATGTAATCTAATACTTCACCTAACTTTAATTTGTTAATGCAATAGTTATATTGCTTTGTATGTGTTTTCTTTAGTCTTTGTATTCTATTAGGTGTTGTATCGCACTGTATTCCGTATAAGCAGTAAATACAACCTGTCCTTTCGCATCCAGTAGTGCTATATGTACATTCATCAAGTAAATTTTTATCTTCTATAACTTCACCATAAACACTTGCTATTTTTAGATCATTCTTATAAATGTACTCTAGTACATCTTGTTGCTTCCAAAATCCAAGTGGTGTACTTACAGGTCTTTTGCTTTCAAATGCATTACACCCATGTTGTAAGTAACTTTGTTGTCTTAAACTACTTTCTTCTGCCATAGTTCCAATAATAGGAACTTTACCTGTTTCTTTTTCAAATTTCTTTACAGGTCGTTTTTTCATAACTTCGCAGCATTTATTTGATATTTCAAACGGTGCATCTATTAAGTAATGATACTTATTAGGAAGTTTAAATCTCCCTTTACTGTCTCCATATAATCGTCTTTGTCTCATTTTTTTAGTACTATGTCTTATTTCATATATGTATTGACTATTTTCTTTACTGATTACTGGATAGCCATATGTATTTATAACCTGTTTAAAATTCATTTCTGGCTTAAGAATGGTAACACTTTTAAAAGTTTTAACAAATTTATAAATCTCTGGATATTCAAGTCCTGTATTTATAAAAACTGCTTCGATATTAGGATATATACTTCTTACTATGTCTAATAAAACTGTACTATCCTTTCCACCACTAAAACTTATATATGTTCCATTCTCACCATAATAATCAACCCATTCTCTAATTCGTTGTTTTGTTCTCTCTATTTTCATTTCTAAAGGATAATTTTGTAATATCCTTAACTCATTTAAGTTCAATATTCACACCTATATAAATCAATTTCTTAATCTATATAGGTAATGGATAGGCTTCCCAACCGAGTGTTTGACTTACTCCTTATATCCACTCAGGCTATTTAAATCCATTTTACATTTCATTCACTCACCTAAAACGATTCACATTACCTCAATGCGGTTTGTCAAACTATTGGACTAAGTAATCCTCAAATCTCATAACCTTGTTTACAAGGATTTGTAAATATTGAATTTTATTTATTTTCATAGACTTTCACCTCTATATAAAACATAACTGGTCACTAACTGTTAGCATTTCTCTTTGTGCCTTTATCATATTCCCTCCTAAAAGAATGTCAGTTGATTATATTTCACTTGAGCTCCAATCATTTTTTCACTTAATCTACTACTAAGTAATTTCTTATATCTCCGTTTTTAAAATATATTTTTATTTCTCCATGATCTAATAAATTATCAAAATATATTTTTATATCTTTCTTAATAATTAATTGTTTCAAAGAGTTTATATAATTTGTTCTTTTTACTTTGTCTGTTATGTTTTTTTCGAGTTTAACTGCTAATATAGCATTAGTCATTTCCGACATTTCTATTGCCTGTATATCATTTGCTATATGCATTAATCTTTCTTTTGTTATCTCTTTCATTTAAACCTCCTTATGCTGTTATTCCTAATTCAATCAGTTTTATTTTAGCTTTATCTATTCTATGTTTAATTGTATTTTTTTCTACTCCAATCATTTTTGCTATTTCTATATTTTTATAACCTTCTGATTTCTTTATAATGATTTTTCTTATGTCATATATTTCGATTTCTATTTTTTTTAGTACTTTTAATAAATGTTCTAAATCAACTTTAGAAGTATAGTCATCTTTTTCATAAATCATAAGGTCTTTAAATGTTAAACCTTCTTCATCTTCAATATAATCATCTATTGAATTTTTGCACGTATATTCTACTTTTCTTTTTAAAGTTTTTTGTTTTGCTACATAGCAATTTATTTCACTTTTTATGCATGTATAAGCATATGTACTAAATTTAGCACCTTTACTTGGATTAAATGTATTAATAGCTTTTGCTAATCCAATCATACCTTCTTCTATGTAGTTTTCTCTATCGCTTTCTGTAGTTTTTTCATAAGTAAATTCTTTGTTTACAACTAAATAAACTAATCCTAAATTTTCTTCTGCTAATTTGTTTTTTTCTTCTGTATTCAATTTCTTTATATCCTCCTATATAAAACTTAGTTGTTCATACTTGATTGTTTTTATTTCTTCTTTTTCAAATTCTTCTGCTGGATCCTTCCAACTAATTCGGCCACATGTATAACTACAATTTTTCGTTCTATCACAATCTTTACAACATTGATTTTTGCATAATGTATCGGCATCAAAGTACCAACTTTCTATCATTTCTACTAACTGCAACTCTTTTACCGAATCCATTCTCTCGCAGCCTAAAGTTGTAAGATTTTCACATTCAAATTCCATTGTTATATACCTATTTTTTTATTTTCTCTATTCTCTTTTATTCTTTCAAGCTGTCTTTCAAGTTTATCGTCAATATCTTCTATAGCTGCTTCAAATATATCATCATCTAGTTCTGTTAATTGATTAAGCATAATCCAAACATCTGCTACTTCCTCTGCTACATGATATATAAGCCCAAGTACATCAGGATTGTCTCCTCTTTTCCATTTCATAATAGCTTGAATTAATTCAGAACATTCTTCTACTGTTTGGTCTAGTTGTTTTTCTAATCCATAATGATTAGCTATTTCTTTTATGGAACTTTCCTTAAATTCATCTATTTGTATCACTTTTTCACTCTCCTTTATATATTTAAATATCTTTTAATAACTTGTATAGCTTCTTCTGAGCCATTACATCTAACAGCTTTATATCCGTAACTATTTAGTTTTTCTAGCCATTCCTTTTGTTCTTTTGTCATGCTCTTTGTTTTATCTGCTTTTAATTCTATGAATAATCCTGCATATTTTTTATTAGGTACTAATAGTCCTAAATCTGGAAATCCTTTCGCCATACCCATTCTTTTTAATTCTGCTCCGTATCTAGCTGATCTCTTGCTTTCATTTGGGCAATGAAATATCATTTTAAGTTCTGGATATTTGCAAGATTGTAAGTTGCACCACTGGATTATCACCTTTTGTTCTTGTGCTTCTGTTACTCTTTGCTTACTTGTTTTATTTTTATCTGCTCTTTTGATTCCTTCCATTGCCGTGTTATCTGTGTAACCTTCTGCATTTTTATTTAGCTGATATCTCTCCATATTCCCTCCTATTTTGCTGTTCTATATGGCTCTAACATTGTTACTAATTTATGTACTAATATTTCTTTGTCTTTTGTTATTTTCGCCTCACTGTTTATCGCTGGTCCTCTTTTTTCTTCTG